TTATCCCGCGTGTGTTGGTCTGCTTTACCAGGCTTATTGAAATTTTGCGATTTTGTCAAATGATTGGAGCGTTTTACATCTTTAAAACCGTGATTTCCGCCCATATAATATATACATTACACACGATATTATTTTAAGTCATTATTAAACGACTTAAAATTCAATTAGTAAATGTTGACGATAACGTATCACAATTACCTCCATCAAATGAAACCGAATAATATACGCTCTCAGGTTTTGTAACAGTCATATTTTTATAATTAAATTTCCATTGGAAATTACCCATAGTAGTTCCGTTTAACATGCAGTCGTATATATGACTTTCAAATTGAGCATATGCGCCGCGATTGATACTAGCATCTTGCGGAAAGATGTTAAGTGGTTGATTTCCATATCCCCCGAGTCGGTGAGCTAAAATATGACCCGCATCACAGTCAGGTATTCCATCATCATCTAACATGCGCGAATATTTCTGTGTGCATGATGTTGTTCCGGTACCGTAATCTAAATCTGTTGGGAGAATCGTTCCATGTGCACTGGTTACAACTTGATACTCACCGTGCGATTCATAAGTATATATTATATTAGCGTTTCCATTTCCCATTGTTATATAATTTTCACCGGATATTGGACACGATACTGTGGTGCAAACACATGTAGATGCAGTTATTGACCCGACCAGACAGAATATTCCGCTTAATATCGTCCAATACATCCTTATATACTATGGTCATTTTTGTTCAATATTATATAATTGTTTAATATTTCCAACAATTATATAATATGGCTTCGTAAATGCATTGATATTTTTTGCAAATATGTATATATCATGATATCGTATATGAATTCAGACAAATATAAAACACCTATTTTACTATTTGGATATATGATGTTAGGATTGGTCTTAATTGCGATATGTATATAAAAATAAAATATGCATATTGTATATCAATACAATATGAATAGGCGTAGTAGAACAAGTTCAGAGATTAGCATTGAAACCATAGACATTTCGAAACCGATTATTATTAAGATGAAGAAACGTAAGAAGAGACGACGAGAGCAATCATGTGAACAAATCTCAAAATCACCCAGTCCTGAAGCTTATATAATGAAAGAGGGTGTTTTATTCATTAAAAAATAAAGACCAAATTCACGAATTAAGAAATCTCTCTAAGTTTATCATATTTCAGTATCAATTGATAAAGTCCAAGTGGAAACAATAAATGCCATATAGAATGTCCATGAACAGTATATTCATTACAAAATTCTTCCGAAATAATCCAACAAGACGCACCTACGAATGATACAAACAAGTATCGTTTATAGGATGCATTATATTTATATGCGACTCTACGAATCATATATAAAGTTCCCATGATGTATACACCGAATATGGTAGGAAACAAATGGTCATTTTGAATCAATGTATTCGACACCATAAACCCGTACATGAATAATGTATTGAATATATGTAATGGTTTACGCGTTGTTGATTTAGAATATCCCAAATCAATTAACCCCGACATTCCATAGTAATTGGCTAATATCATAGTAATTTCATCCGCTTGTTTACCAAGCCATGTAAGATAATAATGATAATAACAACTTGCCAAACCATTGAGAACAAACATAGTAGCAACGTTATAAAATGGGTGATATTCTGGAAATCCACTCACGACCGGGACAATTGTTACCGCTAATGATGTAATTGAATTATATATTTCAGGTGGTGTATTGTGTTGTAATCGCGATTCACAAAAATTATGATTAAATATTTCTACGGATGTATTTTGAATACATCCCGACGGACAGTTATACATAGTTACAGTTTCGGTAACATTTAATGAATTCGCGCCGAATACAGTATTTGCAAATAAGAATATTGGTAATAAAAAACGCATATATATATGTAAATAAATACTATTTGAGTGAACAACCCTATGTATACGGAGAAAATCCCTCAAATGCATTACATTGCTCATGGTAATTTCCATATCTTTATTTTTGAATTAAAAATCGATAGGCGCATGCAGTAACAACGCCAACAAATACACATCCAGTAATTTCAAGAATTTTCGTATCAGTTAGGTTTTCATCAACATAGGTATGTAATAAATGTTTTATAAACCAAGGCTTTGTGTTATTTTCATCCGCGTGAAATTTATTAAAAGGACATTCATCAAATGTTAACCAACTAATGTAAACAAATAGGGGTATAACAAAAGTTTTCTTTAATATATATAAAGGGAATATAAGAGGTGAAAAAATAAGCGCTAAAAAACAAAATAAATGCAAATAGAAAAAAAAGTTATATATCATTTTTATTATATATTAAAAACAGAAAAAAGAAAAACCAACAGAAAAAAAGTAAATTACTAACGTTAGACTTAATAAGTATAATTATTTTCGTGAAGTGATTTACCCGTTTCCGCCTCATTTGTATAATCACCCATAGACGCTAGACTATTCGCTGCTGCTCGTTTTAATAATGCAACTTGAGCAATTCCAAAATTTTCCGGAATACCCTTCCATGTTTCCAATACAGTTGATTGTAGTGCACGACCATACGAAAAGGTTAAACGCCAGGGTTTTACTGAATCATATTTATTAATTTCATTTAAAGCCTGACTCGCCTCGGTTTCAGACATACCACCGGATAAGAATACAACACCGGGCATACTGACCGGAACAGCTTGTTGTAACGCATATACGGTATGTTTCGCAATTTGTTCACAATCCATTTTTTCATCAGAAGACACTCCGGGACGAACCATATTTGGTTTCAGTAGTGTGCAATCAATATCCACATTATGACGAACTAATTCGCGATATACAGCACTCAATACATTTACTGCTATATCGCGCGATTGCTCACTTGTATGAGTCCCGTCCATCAATATTTCGGGTTCTACAATAGGAACCAAACCATTTGCGATACAGATTGAGGCATAACGAGCTAATGTAACCGCATTTTCGTGGATTGATAAATCAGATGGATAATTTTTTTCGATATCTATTTTTAATACGGAACGCCATTTTGCAAAGCGCGCACCAGCCTCATAATATTTGCGACATCGAACATCTAGGTCGTCAATACCTTGGGTAACAGTTTCTCCGTCTGTCCCGTATAATGGCTTAACACCTTTATCGACTTTAATTCCAACTACAATCTCGTTATCTATTAAATGTTTAACCATTTTTGAACCAGTTGAATCGTCGTCGAATAATGTTTCATCGTATGTGATAATACCACTAATATACTCCCATAAACAGGGTGTAGTAAATAAAAGCTCTCTATAATCCTTTCGGTTTTGATGTGTATTTTCAACACCAATATTCTCAAATCGTTTCCCAATAGTAGCTGTGCTTTCATCTGCTGCTAAAATGCCTTTACCTGGAGCACATATTTGACGTACTGTTTCAAGAAGTTCTTCGCGATACATTTTAATAATAAAATAAAGATAATATCTTTATTTAGTTTTCAATGAATGATTACTATAATATATATTCGTTGAAAGGGTTTAAATCGTGCGATTAATATACATTTATATTCCAAATGGAAAATAGTGCTCACGAAAATTTCCGTTCTTCGATTGTCGATTTTACTACCGACTTATCTACAACATTTCCCGAATTCGCTGCCTTATGGTCAAAATGGAAGGAGGTAACCACTCCGGAATCCGATTTCGCACATCTATATGAACATTGTTCTCAAGTATATCCGGAACGTTTTTTTGATATTCTCAATCAAAATGCAGAAATATTTTCGGAGAATAGTGATGTAAATACATCATTCTTACCTGGAGTTGATTTTAAAATTTTATATAATTGTGATGGTGTATCAGAAAACACGCGCGAAACTATTTGGAAATATTTACAAGTAATTCTATTGATTTTAGTAAATACTATGAAGGACAAGATGGATTTTGGCGATGCGATGAAATCATTCGAAAATTTAGATGAAGGTGACCTACATTTAAAACTACAAGATGCTATGCAAAACATTGGACAATTTTTTGAACAAATGAATAACAACGAAACACCTGCTACAAACGACAATTCCGAGTCATCTTCTTCTCCCAAAGCTTCTGGTTTACCTCAAATGGAAGAAATTCATAATCATTTGCAAGGTTTATTTGACGGAAAAATCGGTAAACTAGCAAAGGAGTTAGCAGAAGATATGAGTGAAGATATCGCAGCGTCCTTTGGAGACGACATGGAGAATATGACCTCAACCAAAGATGTATTATCAAAGTTGATGAAAAATCCTGAAAAAATCAAAAATGTAGTGAATACAGTAAAGGATAAATTAGCAAGTAAGATGGAATCAGGTGAAATCTCACGTGAAGATTTAATGACCGAAGCCTCTGAAATGATGAACAAAATGAATGGTGGAGGAGAAGGGGGGCTTTCAGATATGTTTAAGAATATGGGTGGAGCTGGTGGAATGGGAGATATTCTTAAGAGCATGGGTGGAGCTGGTGGAATGGGAGATATTCTTAAGAGCATGGGTGGAGCTGGTGGAATGGCTAATATGTTTAAAAATATGGGTGGTG